TGCACCTACCCCAGACGGAAGTTATACAGTACAATTAACCTACTACGGAAAGATAGATGCGTTAAGCGATTCTAATACGAGTAACTTTTTATCCACAGGATATCCAGATGCTTACCTTTACGGATCATTAAAACACGCTTCTATCTATTTAATGGAAGATGAACGAGTGCCACTATTTACAGCACAGTTCGAGAAAGCTCTAGAAGAAATGAGACTAGAGCAAGAAAAAGCTGAGTTTGCAAAAGGCTCTTTAATGCAAAGAAGAAGAACATATGGCAAACGCAGAAAAGATATTTATTATTTTGGTAATAATTAGGAGTATAAAAAATGGCTGGATTTAGTGATTATTTAGAAGACAAGGTACTTGACCATGTATTTGGTGGCAATGCTTATACAGCACCAGGAACATTGTATGTTGCTTTGTATACAGTAGCACCTGACGATACTGGTGGTGGTACTGAAGTAACAGGTGGATCTTATGCAAGACAAACATCTACTTTTACTGTCTCAGGTACAGACCCTACCACAGCGACAAACTCTGCTGCAATCGAATACCCAACAGCTACAGCCGATTACGGAACTGTGGTTGCAGTTGGTATTTTAGATGCTTCATCTGGTGGTAACTTACTTGCATACGCAGATTTAACTACCTCAAAAACTGTATCAACAGGAGATGTATTCAGATTTGACGCTGGTGATTTAGATATCACATTAGCTTAATACCATGGCCTCAGTAGGCTACGGGTTATACACATACGGGAAGTCCGACTACGGAACTCCCGTTTATCATTTTGGTGTAGCTACATCCGCCCAAACATCAGGCTTTACTGCTGAATCATCAGTTATACGCTATGGTGTGGCTACCATACCAGGCGTTTCTGACTTTGATTCAGTCGGTACAGTTATTAAATTAGGGTCATCCACCCTTGCACAAACCTCAAACTTTACTGGTAGTGGTGAGGTTGTTAAGTTCGGTGCATCAGTTATATCCGCAGTTTCAGGCGGTTCAGCTATAGGTCGACAAATAGATCGTGGATCAGCGACTATAGCTGAGACATCTGGAATGTCTGCAACTGGCAGACAAATAGACAGAGGTGTTGCAACCATTGCGGCAGTATCAGGCTTTAGTGCAGTAGGTACGCAAATCGATAGAGGTGTTGCAACTATATCATCAACCAGTGGTATGACATCTGTTGGAGTCTTAATTAAATTAGGATCTTCAACATTACCAGAAACATCTGGTATGACAGCTACAGGCAGACAAATAGATCGTGGTGTTTCTTCTATAGCAGCTATCTCTGATATGACTGCTACAGGTCGATTCACCATCAGTGCAAATGCAACTTTACCAGCAGTTTCAGGTTTTGATGCGATTGGTAGACAAATTGATCGTGGTTCAGCAACCATTCAACAAACAAGTGGTTTTTCTGCTGTTGGTGGTTTAAAATGGAATGACATTATAGTTCCAGCAGGTACATGGACAGAACAAACTGTTTCATCTTCAGACTGGACAACATTAGGCAAACAAGACGCAGCTTAAAGGAATTTTTTTATGGCAGATACATTTACTACTAATTTAAACCTTACCAAACCAGAGGTCGGTGCATCCACTGATACCTGGGGAACTAAGTTAAACAATGATTTAGATGACCTAGATGCAATCTTTAGTTCTACTGGTACATCGGTAGCAATCAACTTAGACGGAGCAGTCATTGATAGCTCTGTTATTGGTGGCACTACTCCAGCAGCAGGATCGTTTACAACTTTAACCGCATCAAGCAATTTATCAGTCGATGGTGGAACTATCAAACTTGATGGTAATTATCCAACAAGAAATGATAATGTTGCTTTAGGTAATACTGCTCTTGATTCGCTTACAACTGGCGATAATAATACTGCTATAGGTTCAGGTGCTGGTACAGCAGTTACCACAGGAGAATGGTTGGTTGCTGTAGGTAAAGGCGCTGGCGCAGCAGTAACTGAAGGAAATTTTAATGTTGCTATCGGTGGACTTAGTTTTGATGCTAATACAACAGGTTCTAATAATACAGCTGTCGGTCAAAATTCTTTAGGTTCAAACACAACAGCATCTAATAACACAGCAGTTGGTTATGAATCTTTAGCAGCAAACACCACAGGTGCAGGAAACGTAGCAGTTGGTTCTGCAGCTTTAGATGCCAATACAACTGGTAATGGTAATATTGCTATTGGTACTGAGGTAAGTGGGGTAGGTGGCTCTGCTTTAGGCTCAAACACTACAGGTGGTTATAATGTTGGTATTGGAGTAGGTGCTTTAGCTTCTAATACTACTTCAGGTAATCAGGTAGCTATAGGTAGAGGTGCTTTAAAAGCAAACACCACAGGTGGCTCTAATATAGCAGTTGGTTACAACTCTTTAGGAGCAAACTCCACAGGCTCTAATAATGTCGCAGTTGGTTATAACGCATTAGACGCATATACAAGCGTCAATACAGTAGCTGTAGGTTATGCTGCTTTATCTGCTAATGTCTCAGGTCAAGGTTGTACTGCTGTAGGTCATCAAAGTTTGGAGAAAACTACAGCAGATAACAATACAGGTCTTGGGTGGAATGGATTATCAAAAAATACCACAGGTGCTTCTAATACCGCAGTGGGTTCTAAAGCCTTAAATGCAAACACGACAGCATCCAACAATACAGCAGTTGGTAAAGATGCTTTACTAGTAAACACCACAGGCGATACCAATACTGCTGTTGGTAAAGATTCAATGAAGACTAACACCACAGGCACAAACAATGGTGCTTTTGGTTCACGAACTTTACAGCTTAACACTACTGGAACTAACAATGTTGCAGTAGGGGATTTAGCTCTTGGCGCAAACACCACAGCAAATAACAACACAGCGGTTGGAACGTCTGCTTTAACCGCAAACACCACAGGTGTTTCAAACGTAGCTGTGGGAGCGTATGCTTTAGAGACAAACACCACCGCAAATAACAACACAGCAGTTGGTTATGAGGCTTTAGAGCTAAACACAGGAGGTAACAATACTGCCGTAGGACATCAAGCAATAACTGCAAATACTACAGGTGCCAACAACGTAGCAATGGGACAAGCGGCTCTTGCTTCAAACACCACCGCATCTAACAACACAGCAGTGGGTTACAGTGCTTGTTCTTTAAATAGAACAGGAACTAAACTTGCATCACTTGGATATGAAGCAGAAAAGAACAACGAAACTGGCTATGATAATGTCAGTATAGGTTATCAAGCAAATTCAACGCCATCAGGGGCTGGAAACGGGGTTGGTAGGATAACTATAGGAACTTCTGTAACTGGTTATGGTCAAGAATGGGTAACTTTTGGTAGGACAAATAGTTTAAGAACAAGAGTTGCTCTTGGAACAACCACATGGGCTTCAGATTCTGACGAAAGACTAAAAGAAAACATACAGACATCATCAGCAGGATTATCTTTTATTAATGATTTAAGACCTGTTACTTTTGATTGGAAAAAGAAAGGCGAAATTGACCCATCTTTGTCAGCTTATAAAGAAGGCAGTGAAGATAGAATTAAACTTGAAAATAATCTAAATAGATATGGGTTTATAGCACAAGAAGTTAAACAAGCAATAGATAATCACCCTGAAGTTTTAGACAATGGTGAAATTTGGCAAGAAGATGAAATGGATGGAACACAAGGAGTTGCTCCAACAGCCTTAATACCAATGTTAGTAAAAGCTTTACAAGAAGCAGATGATAAAATAGATGCTTTAACAACAAGAATAGAAGCCTTAGAAGACTAGGAGTATAAAAAATGCAAACAGTAACAGAAGTATTAACAGCAGCAACCGATAGCGTAACGCTTATTAACGACATCAATGGTGGTACACACGATGTAAATGGTATGACCCAAGAAGAAATCAACGACATGGTACAAAGAAATGTAGACCATCTTGAGCTTATCTTGGCTTATGAACCAGTAGACGAAGATGATGAAACACCTGACGTAGTAGGAGACTCATCAGATAAGTCTAGCTATACAGATGCAATTGCTACAGGAAACACTTACATCACAAACAACAGC